TTCTGAAACGTCCGTCAAACTCCAGTTTGTACCATTTACCGTCTTTAAAGTTCTTGTTTATGTTTTCCATAATCTCGGTATTTGCAGCTTGAACTTTCTTAATCTCACTTTTAACAGCGTCTGAGTTACGTTTAACAGCGTCTCCCATGTGATTAATAGAGTTTCCAGATTGTTCAGCACCTTTAATAACAGCGTCGTACCATTCTTTATACTTACCGTTTGTAAGTTCAATAGCTGCCTCATGGTTTCTACTATGTTTTGTCATTTCACGATATATCGCTGTACCTACACCGACAAACGCAGCTCCAATTAACGCAGCACCCGCAACATAAGGGTTAGTTAGTAATGTTGCCATACTCCCTGCTTTCGCTGCTTGTGTTCCGACTCCTGCTATAGATGTTGATAATTTAATCATGTCTCCAACCGACTTAGCTGTTGACATTTTACCAACCCATTTTACAAAACTTCCGATAGCTTTCACACCACTACCAATTCCGGTAGTCATTCTACCTAACACAGACATGAAAGGTCCAAATCCTAGAGTCGCTAATTGTACCGCTGTTGGTAGCTTACTAAACCACAACATCATATTACCTAGCGAGTTTACTAATGGTTTTGAGGCTGTTAGAGCTTGTGCTAGTTTAGGTAATAATTGAGATCCCATTTCAATAGCCATTTTCTGAATCTCATTTTTTGCCATTTTCAATTTACTAGCACTAGTTTGATAACGGATAGCAGCCTCTTTAGTTAAAGCGTTGTTCTCTCGCCAACCTTTGTTAGAAATCTCTAACGCCCTACCTAGTCCACTTTCTCCGTTTAATGCACCGGCTAAACGTTTAATAGCGTCGGCTTCACGTATTCCCGTGATACCTAGACCAGATAACACATCATTCACGTTTCCGCCGTTTTCTTTAACTTCATTTAACCCTTTAAGCAACATCTCTAAAGCTTCTACAGGTCTTGTTCTAAATGCGTTGGCAAATTCATTAGCACTTACACCCGCAGCACTAGCGAATTTTTGTAAACTATCTCCACCACTTGCAACGGCGTTTTGCATTTTATTCATTACTTGAGTCATTGCACTACCACCCGCCTCAGCTTCGATACCAACTGTACTTAAAGCGGCTGCTAGTCCTAACACATCAGCCTCAGCCATGTTAGTTTGTTTACCCATACCAGATAGACGTTGTGCCATTTCCACAATAGCTCTCTCATTTGTAGCGAAGTTATTTCCTAGTTCAACTATTGATGACCCAAGATTTCTAATATTACCTTGACTCGTACCCATAACAGCCATGAATTGAGCTAAACTCGTTGCCCCTTCTTCAGCTGCTAGGTTAGTTGTCGCTCCTAAGTCAGCTATTGTTTTTGTGAAATCAACAATGTTTTCAGCCTTAATTCCTAATTGTCCTGCGACTTCTCCAATTCGTGAAAGTTCATTAGCACTTACTGGAATCTGTGTTGACAGGTCTAAAAAGCTTTGTCTAATAGCGTCTAATTGCTGTGGTGTTCCGTTAACAGTTTTAACTACACCTGCGAACGCACTTTCAAAATCTATAGCAGCCTTACCAGCTAGAAACATTCCTGTTGTAAGTCCACCTGTTATCTTAGAAAAGCCGTCTCCAAAGTTCGACATTTTTTGTCCGAACGCTTGGACTCTACCTCCCACATCATTTAAGCGTTGAGCCACGTCAGCCAATCGGCCTCCATTATTTCTAAACGCTGTATGTGTTTGTTGCATTGCGTCACGTAGTTTATAAAACCCAGTCTCTGCGTTTGCTATTTTAGTAGGTAAAGACTGTAATTCTCTTTGTTGACTACTAAATGTCCCATTAAGAGATTTAATTTGCGTTTCAAGACCTTTAATCTCTTGTTGTGTTGCTTTATACGATTTAGACGTGTTAGCTACAACATCTTTATATTTTAAAGCTGCTGCACTCGTCTTACCATATGTGTCTTGTAAATGTTTTAAATGTTCTTTTTGGCTTTGTAACAACGTTCCTGTTGTTTTCAAAGTCGTTTGTTTTTGTCTTAATGAGCTAGACAGCTTGTCTATCTCCTTTGGTAGTTGTACGGTTGATTTTTTTAAGTCATCATAACGAGCTTTTAACAAGTTAACATTACTTGCTGACTGCTTCATCTGTGAACTCAATCCACTCATTTTAGCTTTATACACGTCGTAAGCTTTACCGCCACTACCTAACGAAGCGATATTTCTTTTCGCTTCAGCTTGTAATTGTCTCAAGGCATTTTCACCTTGCTTAAGAGCTGAGGTAAAACTGCCAACTCCTTCGGCTGTCAGTATGACACCGACTTTATCCATATACCCCGACAAATTTTTACCTCCTTGTTATAACAATTTACTAAAATTCATTTCTCTTACTTCTTCCTGTTGAGTTTCTTCATGATTGAAATTCTCTTCTATATATCTGTTAATCATAAACACAATATATTCTAAGCTGTAATCATACATAAACTCACTCTTAGTCATGTTAAACCAAGTTCGACACCTGTAAAATAAATCGTCCCAGTCTATTTCTTGCGGTTTTTCGCTTTTTGTTTCTTCGGTTTTCTCGCTGGGTGTTCGTAAATATTCACTTGGTCGTCTACCGGTCTTTCTAAAATACGCTTTCCCTCGTCGCTATCGTCGGTAATACCCAACATTTCTAGTAAAGTTGCTGTTTGATCCCCGTACATAGCTTCTTGGTATTTCAAAATAAATAACTCTAATTCTGTATCATTTACGTTTTCTAGTACTTCTTCTATTGTAGTTTTATATCCATTCGCTTTTAAAATTGAAACTAAAAATTTTGCTGTAGCTACATTTTTCTCTTTTAAATATACGTCATTCCATTCACCCTGCTTTATTCCAAAGTCAGCCTCTAAATGTAACCACACAGCTAAGTTCGATTTTAATTCAATTTCATTTCCTAAAATATCTGTTTTAAACGTTTTTACTGTTTTTGTAAATATACTCATTCATGTCCTCCAAAAAAATAAAGAGCTAACAAATGTCAGCTCTTATAAATTATCCTGCTACAACTACTGTCTCATCAGTTGTTCCCGATTTAAGACATTGTTTAAGTGTTTCTGCGTCATAGAAACCTTGTAATAATAGTTTTTCTTTATCATATTTATCAGTTTCACGTAAGTCAATTTTACTAAATACTGATTTGTCTTTACTTCCTACAACAGGATAAGCTTTAATAGTTACCTGTGTGATGTTTTCTTTTTTCTCATCTGTTTCAGTCTCAGCGTTAAAGTCTGGGTTTTCGATTTGGCACACAGGGAAATTGTAGATAATTTCTTTACCGTCTTCATCAGTTACAGGGAACGCCCAACGGAACTGTTTATAACGAGGTGAGTCACCTTGTACGTAAACTCCTGTAGCTAATTTTTTCATACCCGACATTTCTTCTAAGAATCCGTCTGGGAAAAATCCGATATCAACTGTCATTTCAACACTTGCAAATTTTACAATATCACGTGCCTTAATGTTTGATAGATATACTGTTTTTTCTTTGATTTGCCCTTTGAATGCTACTTTATCAATAGCGAACACTTCATAAGTTTTTTCATCATAAGTCAAACCTTGAGAGCTTGTTGCTTCTGTTTTAACTTTTTGTAAATAACCTGCTCCAATTCCTGTTAATAGAGCTTTGCTAACTGCTTCTTTTGTTACTGCCATTTTTGGTCCTCCTAAATTTAATCTAGTAATGCGTCTTTTACTTTTCTCGCAAATGGATCTTTGTGTTTCTGTGCTGCTGGTCTAACGTGTGGGTTAGGTGGTTTATAAACACGACCTTTACCGTATTTACGCTTACGTCCTTTACCTTTCCCACGTCCTTTATGACGAGAGAAACCAGCGTGCCACCCTATCTCATGGAAATATAAGTGTAGGTTAGGACGTCCCGCCCAACCTATCTGGCTTTCCATATTACCGTGACTCGCAACAATACCAGCCACACCCGCACCCGTTTTTACTAGTCCTTTTCCGGCTGCTATTCCTTTTGCGTCTTCTTTTATTGCCTCAGCTTCTTCAACTATAACGCCGTTTACTTTGCCTGTATTACTCGCTATTTTCTCTAACCTTGCTATCGCCTGTTCAAATCCGAACGTCTCCATTAAGAATAAATCTCCAAATAATACATAAATTGTGTTTCCTTAGTATCCTCATCAACATCAATTATTTCGTGCCATTCACCCGTGTTGAGCGTAGTGCCTTCTAGTGCTGTTTGAATACTATTTAACACATCTGAACTATCTAAATCATGCGGTTTAACGTCAAACAGATTTAATTGAAAAGTGTTATGTTTTATAAATTTTTTGTTTGAACTGCGTTTTGACGTTGAGGCCACATGAAAATAAATTAGCTTAGGGAACTCCTCGTTGTCGCTGAGTCCATAAGCTAACGGGATATTCAGATTTAACTTTGTTATAGTCTCGAATATTAATTCTTTTGTACTCATTATTTAACCACCTCCACAAGTGATATTTCTGTTTCGTTTTTCACATGGTTGTGGTAGATCCTAGCAATCGTATATTTCTTATCATTAATTATCACAAATAGTTTACTTAACAAATAGTCGTTAATGTTAGTAAATAATCTGATTGCTATTCTCGTTGTAACTTCCGTGTCAACTTGCATTGACTGGTATTTTTCGTTAGCTGTTACACCTAAGTAACGAAACCAAAACTTACGTATCTCTTTTTCTTCGTGTTCAGCTAACTTAGTGTTAAATTTATCTTTTTTATGCTTATTCTCTACAAATTTAGCTATTCCGTCATTATAAGATTGGTTGATCCTGTATTGTCTCATCTGGTGTTACTTCTTCAATATATTCGTAGTCATAAGCTGATAAATTTTTTCTCATCTCTTCGTATCTTTCTTCTGAGACTTCAACGACGTCCCCTTCTTCATACAGGTGAGATGTGTGAATGTCTTGAAATTCTTTTAAAACTTTAATCTTCATTCGACAATCTCTCTTTCTCTAATTTTATTAACAGACTTGATATTTCTCCTAAAAAATTAATGTCAAAATATTCTAGCTTGTCGTTATATTCGTACCTTGCTCTCTCAAACACTAATGATTTACCTTGCTCGTCATTATCAATGTCAAAGTAACCGCATTTTTCACACAACACAGAATAAGAAAAAGACAACAACCTTTTTAGATTATCGTCTTCGTCATCATGTAATATATGTAGTTTATCTTTGAATTGCTGTAATAACGCTGTTGAAACATCAATCATAGTCCTATGCTCCAGCTACTAGTGTTAAGTCTTTTCCAAACTCTAATTTTACAACAGCTTCTTTATCTACTGCTTTAACGTCAAAGCGAGTGATTAAACGAGTGTCGTAAGAGTTACGTGTGAATGATTTTCCTCCAACGTCAGTTGATTTGATTTCAAGTTCATTTAACTCATATACACGCACAGCTTCTTTAAGGTCTCCTACATATAGTGGGAATTTGTTAGCAGCTTCGTTTGGTAAATGAGTATTTGGTAATACGATTACTTCTTTACCAAATAATGTACGTTTTGTTGGGTCTGTTACTACTGGTTGTAGTAAGTAGTTTCCGTTTTTATCTTTTAAGCTATCTAATATGTTAAATCCGTCTTGGTTAGTTAATACTTTTGTGTTATCTAAGAAGATAGGATCTAATGTCACATTGAATGCTTCTTTGATTTCGTCAACTTTAGTAATTGCTTTCTTAGTTAAAGTTTTTAACACAGTAATAATTTCTTTGTTTTCAGTAACAACTTGCTTTTTCATAAACCATTTACCTAAGTAAGCAAGTAAGTTCTCTGGTGAATCTTGTAGTAAGAAACGTGATACTGGTAAAATTCCTCCGAAATCTTTAACTTTATAAGTAATTCTTTCGAATACTTCAGCGTTCATTTCTTGAATTTCTCCAAGTTCAGTAATGTTAGTAAGTCCAGTTAATTGACTTGTTTTTTCATAAACTTCACTTCCAGAAGGTACTACAACAGAGCGTACGTCTACGTGGTCTTTTAGAGACACAAATGAACGTCTGTACTCGTTAATTGCTGTTTTCACATCTTCTGGCACTAAGTAACCGCCGTTTTCACCTTCAGACTCTTTTAATGGTCCTGCTGCGTTAACAATTCCAGATTTGATATAATTTTGAACTGCTACAAGTCCTGTTTCTTCTTTTTTCTCTTCAGCTAAGTCAACTACTTTATCATCATTTTTATATGAGATTAAGTTTTGAATTGTTTCAATCTCTTTAGTATATCCTTTAATTTCTTCCATTAATTCGTTTGCTACTTCCATTTCTTTGTTGTTGATTGCATTTTCAGCAGCTGTAACTTTTTCAGCCTTTAATTGCATTAATTCTCTTAATTTTTTATTTGTATTCATTAGATTACCTCCAAAAATTCTAAATATTGTTTTGCTCGTTCTGATTGATATTCGTAATTTTCTTTTATCAATTCTTTAGGAGCGTTTTTAAATTTGTGTGCCTCTTCTTTTGTTAGACACGCTGCCATTTTTACTGGCTCTGAGATTTCATCACAAAGACCTAAGTTGAAACACTCTTCAGCGTTTAACCAAGACTCTTTATCCATTAAATCTCTAATTGTTTTTTCGTCTGTTTTGTCCTTAGCTTTCGCTAAATAAGTATTAACGATTGTGTCATTGATATGGTCTAAATCATCAGCCATTTTTCGCAAGTCACCAGCGTTTCCATAAAGTCCAGTCCATGCGTTGTGAATCATCATCATTGCATTTTTTGGCATAATTACCTTGTCAGCTGCCATTGCTATTACTGTTGCAATCGAAGCAGCTAAACCGTCAATATATGCTGTCACATATCCTTTATGGTTTTTAAGTAAAGTATGAATCGCTTGACCGTCGAAAACATCTCCACCGTTAGAGTTAATGTGTAGGTCAATATTTTTCACATCTCCTATACTTTTTAACTCTTCAGCAAAGAGTTGAGCTGTTGACTTATCTTCCCAGATGTCGTATCCGATATCTGAGTAAATGAATATCTCGACTCTATCGTCATTTAAAGCCTTAATCTTCCACTTCTGCACTTGTTTTAACACCTGCCTTCCACAGTTGGTATTCTTTGATTGTATCTACTGGAGCATAGTTCAACGACATAAACCTCATATCGCCATACTCTGTATCTATTGTTGACATATCTTCAGAACGAAGAATGTCATTAATTGTGTAAACTCCTACGTGCTGCATTTTCTCATAGAACTCGGCTCGTGATTTTTGGTCAGCTCTTAGTTCAGCTTCCATATTGAATTTAAAATAAAAGCCTCGTTTTTTATCAAGATCCGTTAATATCTTAGAGTTTAGTTCCGACTCAATATTTGTTACATATGGCAACATTACGTTTTTAACGTAGTCCATTGACTGAGTTAGTGCGTTAGAGTGAGTTAAACCGCTGTAGTCTCCGTATTTATACGGCGGTACTTTGAATATACTTGCAATCTCCGCCTTGTTATATTTCATAGTCTCTATGAATTGTGCGTCAGATTGTGGTATTCCCACGCTTTGATAGTCAATGTCGGGGTTTAATATCGCCACATTGTTATTTTCAAGGTGTTTTTTCCACGACTCAGCAACGGTTTCTTTATTTTCTGTTGTCAACGGTGTACGTGTAGACTTTAATATTGCTAACGGAATACCTTCACGCTTGAATAAATTAGAAGCCATTTCACGCCCTTTTTGGTTTCCTTGAATACTTTCACGTAAGACTTGCACAGGCGAACGACCGATTAGTCCGTTAATAGATAAGTTTTTAAAATGTAGTAACTCTTCAGCATTTAATGTTCTCGGTTTACCTTTATATACCGTTTCATAAGTTACTGTGTTCGTATCTTCGTGATATAACACTTTTGTAAATCGAGGATCTAACGGTACTATTTCTGTTACTTGACCTTTTTTGTCAATTTCCAAATAGTGATAGCTATTACCCCACAAGTTCAACTGTGTCATTACTAAGTGTTTCCACTCAAAGCTCGTCATATTTCTATTTGGTTGGTCTTTTAAAAGTTTATAAGCTGTGTGTTTCTTTGCTTTTTCTACTGTTCCGTTTACATCTTGTAACAAGTTTAACGGGTATTTTGCCAAGTCATCTGATAAAACTTTTACCGAACTATAAACCTCAGAAGTGTTAATAGCACTCTCTTCGTTTATGTTGTTTCGACTACTGTTAAATATGTTTAAAAACCAGTCTGACGGATTTCTTAAATCACTTAATTCATTTCCACCTGTCGGTGTTTTATTTCTAAATATCATCCTCTTTTCTCACCTCCTTTCAAAGC